TTGTTGCGGAGTATCAGGGCAAGCCAAGTCTAGATATGTACGCCAACATTCTCATGCAGGCTGGAAAAGAATACGCCACCTGCCTATTGGTGGTAGAAAATGTTGGAATTGGCATCTCTGTGTTGGAGAAACTTATTGATCTTGAGTATTCAAACTTATATTATTCCATAAAGGGCACACATGAGTTCGTAGAAAGCCACCAGGGCGAGAGAATGAACAACACTGTCCCTGGATTTACCACTTCTTTAAAAACAAGGCCCCTAATTGTAGCAAAATTGGAAGAATTCATTAGAAACAAACTAATTAAAGTATATTCAGTTCGTTTTTCTAATGAATTGCGTACTTTTATCTGGCATAGTGGCAAGCCCCAAGCAATGAGAGGATATAATGATGACTTAATAATGTCATTAGCAATAGCATGTTGGGTAAGGGACACCGCACTGACAGTAAATAAGAGGGATATAGAATTTAAAAAAGCATGCTTAAACTCGATGGTCGCAGTCAACACAAAAATAAACACAACAATTCCTGGAATGGAAGGATATAACAGAAAAGAAAGCTTGGACGAAAAAATGTTTAAAGCAAAAGAAGAATATGAGAAATATTCATGGCTAATAAAAGGATAAAGAATGGCTGATAATAAGAAAAACCCGAATAACCCGCAATCGGAATTATTTAGAAGATTAACAAGACTGTTTTCTGGCCCAATTGTAAATTGGCGCACCCAAATGAATCGAAAGATTCGTAGAACAGCACTAGACAAGTATGCCACCGACTTTAGATCAGCGTCAGGCCAACAATTTAAGAGATCTGAGTACAGTCCTTTCGATATCATGCATTCGAAGATCATGGCACAGCAGAATCGTGCTGAGCGCTATGTTGACTACGAACAAATGGAATATATGCCCGAAATCGCCTCATCTCTTGATATTTATGCAGATGAAATGACGACGCATACTGCCTTGACCCCCATGCTGACAATCGATTGTCCCAACGAGGAATTGAAAGCTATCCTCCACTCACTTTACTCAAATATTCTGAACCTAGAGCACAACCTTTTTGGTTGGTGTCGTTCAATGTGCAAATTTGGAGATTTTATTCTTTACATGGACCTCGACGAGAGGCTCGGAGTCAAGTCGGTCATCCCGCTCCCCCTCAAAGAAGTTGAAAGATTGGAGGGAGAGGACCCCTCTAATCCGAATTATGTCCAATATCAATGGAATTCTGGCGGAATGACGTTCGAAAATTGGCAAGTTGCCCACTTTAGGGTGCTTGGTAATGATAAATATACACCATATGGTACCGGCGTGCTTGAATCGGGCCGAAGAATATGGAGGCAGTTAGTTTTAATGGAAGACGCTATGATGGCATACCGCATCGTGCGCTCAGCAGAGCGAAGAGTCTTCTATATCGACGTCGGCAACATCGCGCCCCAAGATGTGGAGACCTTTGTTCAGAAGACGATCACATCTATGAAGAGAAATCAAGTTGTGAATGCGGATACCGGCCGAGTTGATCTACGATATAATCCACTTTCGGTGGAAGAGGATTATTTTATCCCCATTCGCGGTGGAGAGTCTTCCAGGATCGATACTCTTCAGGGCGGCCAATTCACGGGAGACATTGATGATGTTAAATACCTGCGCGACAAGATGTTCGCAGCCCTAAAAATCCCAACAGCTTATTTATCAAGCGATTCAGAGGCGAGTGAGGATAAAACAACCCTATCACAAAAAGATGTCAGATTCGCAAGAACAATTCAGAGACTTCAGCGCGCCGTAGTTACGGAGCTTGAAAAAATCGGCATTGTTCACTTATATACCCTAGGTTTTCGTGGTGACGATCTTGTTAATTTTAAGCTGAAGCTCAATAATCCCTCTAAGATCGCCGAGATGCAAGAATTAGAACATTGGAAAATTAAATTTGATATTGCCGGAGGCGCCACGGAGAATTTCTTCAGTCGTCGATGGATAGCTCAAAATCTTTTTAATCTTTCGGAAGAAGATTTTGTTAGAAACCAGAGAGAGATGTTCCATGATAGGAAATTCGAGGCTGAACTCAACGCAGCTGCCGAAGCTGCCGGAGAAGAAGCATCCGGCGGAGGCCTGGGGGACCTTGAGGGAGATCTCGGAGGTGATGACCTTGGGGGTGATGACCTTGGAGACCTTGGGGGTGATGACCTTGGGGGTGATGACCTTGGAGGTGACGACGATTCTGATGGAGACGAAGGTCCGCTCCTGGCAGCCCCGGCAAAAAGAGACGACCGCGACAGAAAACACACCGAGAAGTCCCGCTCCAAGCGAGCAAAAGGAAAAACCTATGTTTCCAGAAAACATCGCGGTGGCGATAGCCGGTCTGGCCGGCAACACAATTATTCTGCCATGGCTATTCCAAAGCCAAAAGATATTACGCCAGGGATGTCTAATATGATGGGCCTTTCTCGTGGTATTTATGAGGTTCAAGGGCCTACTTATAGTGAAGAGGAGCTTTTATTATTCGAGGCAAAATCAGAAATTCGTGATTTAATCACGGAATTAGAAAATTCGGAGATTCAGTTAGATGAAAATGAAACACAACAAAAAGCGTAATACGGCTTTTATTTTTGAAGCGCTAATAAGAGAATTAACAAAAGCCATTGTCGCAAAAGATGACAATAAGAAGAAACTTATCGTTAAGCTAGTAAGAGAAAATTTTAAAGGGTCCTCTGTTTTGGCAAAAGATCTGGATCTTTATAAGGCAATCCTAGAAACAAGAGAGATGGACCGCCAAACCGCCGAAAAGCTTGTCTTTGAAGCCAGAATGAGAAAGAAAACGATTGGCGAGAGGGAGTTATTCACTGAACAGACGGAGATTATTGATACCATCAACAAGCTTGTGTCTCCGAGCGTCTTCTCTAATTTCATTCCAAACTATAGAGATGTCGCAACCGTCTATCAGATTTTTGATTACCGCACCAAGACAAAAAAGCGCGTTTTGCTTGAAAAGCAAATTATTGACCGTATGACTTCATCTGAAAAGTCATCGCCACCACCTATGAAGCCCGTAGATAACTTAACTTATAAGACTTTCGTCAAGAAGTTTAATGAAAAATACAGCACCGAACTGCTTTCTGAACAAAAAGCACTCTTGGGTCACTATGTTGGGTCTTTTACAGACAACGGTCTGGAGTTAAAGGTGTTCCTAAATGAAGAGATTGCCCGATTGAGGGAAAAACTTCACGAATCTTTAAAAATGCCAGAAATAGCAAAAGATATCCAGATGACCGAGGGCACAAAAAAAGTATTAGAAATTTTAGATGGTTTCTCGAAGCGTCCCATAAACAGTGATTTGGTTCAAGAGGTTCTAAAAATCCAAAATTTAGTGAAGGAAACGGAAAGCCGATGATTTCAGTAAAAGTTCATAAACAAAGGGAGCTTGTTCAGCTAGAGTTGAAGGCTAGAAAATCTTTGGATGGCAATATTCTTATTTTCGATCACAAAGAAATCGATATTGTTATTATGCCCGAAAAAAACAAAGTTGTGACTTTTGCGAAAGATGACTATTCCGAAACGATCTATCACGTTCAGGACAGATTTTTTGAATACCTAAAAAGAAGGGGAATTGTAACCTACGATTCGGTTAAGGGCGGCAATGTATATGGTTCGATTGAGGGCGTCATCGCGGAGTCAAAAGACCCGGAAATCAATGTTCTTGATTACGCGATTTACAATGTTTATAGGTTTTTGAAAGAAGAAAAACCGCGCTATGATTACATCGAAGATTATGAACAAATGTTAGATGATTATTACACAGAGCCGACTGGAGAAGACTCGACAGAGCTTGGTGAAATACCGCAAGCAACAGAGAAAGGCTCAATCCGGCCAGGCTACAATTATTCACCTTATTGGATGAGCTACATGCTTGAAGAGGAAAAGAAAAAATGAAACTTACAAAAAATCAATTAAGAAAAATTATCAAAGAAGAGATTAAAGCATTAATGGAGGAAGAATATCTTGACACTCCTGAATATATTGAGGCAGCAAAAAAGGGAGAAATACATGCTAAAAACGGGAATGAACTCCCCACTGATGTAGAAAAACATGTCAAAGATAATATATATTTAACATCAGATGACGGAGTAACTAAGAGAAAATTATTCCCGAATGAGATTGCCAACGCTGAAATTGGTTTTGGACATGGTTTTAACTTTGTTGAGATGAATCCCGGTAGCCGTGGAAACTGGGGATTGGGGCTTAAAATACAAGTGAAAGAATAATGCCCCTCCTATATTTTATTTTAGCTGCCTACGGACTAACTCAGCTTCTCTGCTATGGAAAGATATTCGGGAAAATCCGTCCCGATGGTTATTTTTGGACATGTCCCATGTGTATGGGGTTTTGGGTTGGCGTTTTTTTATGCGGCGTTAATCCTTTTACCGAACTATTTACTTATGAACTTACACCGATGAATTTTTTAATTTGCGGTTGGATAAGTTCAGGGACATCATATATACTCAACACGGTCTTCAGTGACTGTGGCATCAAAATCCATAAAAAGGGAGGTGATTAAATGCTTAAAAAATATATGCTTCGAAACGTCCGCCGCTGCAAAAGCGGCTGTTGACTACTTTTTTAAGAGGAAAGAAAATGAGTAAAGTTTTATTGAGAGAATACTATGCCCTCTGCGAGGGCGGCGTCTGTCAAGATTTATTGACAGAGCACGAAAAAATTGACGTGCAGGTAAATAATGCCATGTATCTTACTGGGTTAATGCAACAAGCGGATACCCAAAATGGAAATGGAAGAGTTTACCCACAAAAGGTACTCATGAGAGAGATGAAAACATACCAGAAACTCGTCAAAGAG